AGAAGAACCAGCTACACCAGAAGCTCCTAAAGACGACATCGAGTCAATCGTAGAAGAACGATTAGCTAAGATGAAAGCTAACATGGACCGTATGGCTAGTGAGCGTGATGAAGCACTTAAACTTAAAGTCGAACTAGAGTCTAAACAAAAAGAAGAAACTATAGCTCGAATGAAAGAAGAAGGCAAATTACAAGAAGCTCTTGAAATGGAACTTGCTGAAGCAAAAGCTAAACTAGATGTCTACGCAAAAGAGACAACTCAGTTAAAGCGTGATGGAGTCTTAAATGACGCATTAGCCGGCATGGAATTCCGCAACGATAAGTCTCGTGACATGGCTCGCAGAGAAATTGTTGACCAATTGGTTCAAAACGAAGAGGGTGCATGGGTGCACTCAACAGGTTCAAATATTCGTGACTACGTAGAAGCTTATTCTAAGTCCGAAGATAACTCATTCTTGTTCCGTGTTAAATCTAACACAGGTGCAGGTACAGGCAATCCAGCTGGAGCGCCTTCGACTGATGTTTCTAAATCAATATCAGAAATGTCAACTCAAGAAATTCTAGCTCTTGCCTCAAAAGGTAAACTAGGTAACTTTAATATCTAAAATAACTAACGCTATTATTAGCAAATAAGGAAAAATAAAATGGCTATTACAAATACAGATTTTCAGAACATTGCTTTAGCAATCTCTGCTTATTCAGACGAAGCTTACACAACAGCTAAGAAATTAAACGGAACAGGCATCGTAGCCGCTGACCAACGTATAGACGCTTCTGGCGAATCTTTCGTAGGACAATTCCGTTGGTACAAACCTCTAGCGTCAACAGTGAACGTTGCTTCATTGTCTTCTGCTACAGACGGTACATACACAGACATCGCAACAGACGTTGCTAACTTCGTGAAAACTGTTCGTACATTTGGTGCAGAGCAAGTTAACATGCAAGAAGTAGTATCTAAGCAAGACGGTCTAGCGAAAATCGCTCGTGACTTTGCTGAAGTACGTGCACAAGACGAGCATGACGCTCTTCTAGCAGTTCTTAAAGGTGTAACAAAATCAGAAGTTGCTTTAGGCGACTTAGGCGGTTCAGGTAACGGCGGAATCATCGATTTCGATACAGACGCTGATGCGGCTAACACAGGATTCTTCTGTGACATCAACGCACTAGGTTTACACGGCGCGGCGGCAACTGGTTCTTCAGATGCTCGTAAATTGTTTGATTCATCAGCAATGGGTGCGGCTCGTGGTGAGCGTTTATTCCGTTCTGTTGGAGCGGCATTCAAAGACTACGAACCAGATTTCATGTACATGGTTACTTCACCAGAAGTAATGGCTGAAATGCGTGCGGCTAACTTAGTAGACGAAACTCGTGTACAAGACGGCAACCTAGAGTTCTCAACAGTATTCGGTGGAAAATTCCGTCTAGTAATGACTCGTGCGAACCAAATGATTGCTGGTGCGGCTTCAGGCGACTTGAACGCTCAATCAACTAAGTGTTCATACATCATCAAACCGGGTTCAGTAGCGGCTACTGCAATCAACATGCCAACTCCAGTAGAAGTAGACCGTGCGGCGGCTTCTTACTTAGGTGGCGGTTCAACTAACGTATGGTACAGATGGGGCTACATCAACCACCCAATGGGTTACGACTGGGCTGGTGCAACTAATGCATTCGCTTCAGACGCAGTTCTAGGCGCGGCGGCTTCTTACACACGTAAAATGGATAGCTTAAACTTAGGCATCTTACCAATCTTCCACGCATAAATAAAAGGAGGAACTAATGGCTCTAGTTCTTAATACGAATAGCTATGTAGAAATCGCAGACGCTGATGACTACCTTGAGACACGTATTGACAGTGCTAACTGGTTTAACGCTGACGATGAAATCAAGGAACAAGCCCTTGTTACAGCTAGTTTAATAGTTGATGACAATTCTTGGATTGGTTCTGCTGTTAGTTCCTCACAAGCTTTGGCTTGGCCTCGTAAAAATGCTATTTATAATGATGCCCGTTTAGGTGCAACCATTACTATAGCTAATACTGAGATACCAAGTCGTGTTAAAGTTGCTGTCTACGAACAAGCACTACACTTAATTGATAACGAAGATTTACTAATGGGTACTACTCAAACTTTTGAGAGTATTTCTGTTGGGTCAATCTCTATATCAGATAGTAATGGTGATGTTACACGCACTCCAATTAAGTCAACACAGGCAACTAAGTCTATAAGACCTTTACTTGTTAAGGGTTCAGTAGGACAGGGAGCCGGTTGGTGGAGGGCTAACTAATGTCACTCAAAGCTAAAGTTAGTGCCGCAGTAGATAAGGCTTTTGCGGCTATCGGAGACTTAGCGGTTTCCGGTACTTTATCTAATAAAAATGCAGGTAGTTATGACTTTGCCACAGGGCAGACAGTAACAACCACAACTAGTAAAGCGGTTAAGGTATTCTTAGAATCAACAACAAAACCTTCAGACGGTTCTTTTGAAACAAAAGCACTAATGAAATCTAATGTTTTAGTTGATGGCTACGATACAATAACTATAGGTACTACAGTATACAATATAACAGACTTCACAGACGACGGATTTGTAATAACATTGAAGTTAACGAGGGAGAAACTATAATGTATGACTTAATACTACGTGATGTTGAAACAGTATTCGGCTCTGCCGCTTGGACTGCTAACAATATTAAAACTTATCCTATGAATTACTTAGGTTCAAAAAGTTCTAGTACTGAGTATGTCCTGTTAAACGTACTACCATCATCAAGCGAAAACTATGCATTTGGGGTAAGTAAAGAGACTAAAGGTCTCGTAGCTGTAAAAATGTTCGTGAAGGCCGGTGACGGTCAGGGAAGACTAATGGCAATCGCCAACTTACTTGACACCGTTCTACAGAACAAAACACTACCTAACGGTACAAAGCTAGGAACATCATATTTAACAGTGGAGGGTTTAGACCCTTCAAACAAAGCACTTTATAGTGCATCTTACATAATTCCATTTACACATTACGGAGAATAAAAATGGCACATATTTCATCATTGGGTGCAGGCGTATTCACATACCTTGACATCTTTAAGGGAACAATCCCAGCATCAACAGACACAGCAGCAGAATGTGCGGCTCTATTTGTTGGTTCAACACCAGGTACTGCAGACGCAGACCACATTCGTATGCCTTCAGTACGTGAATTCCCTTCAGTTGGTACACCAGCTAACATCGTAAACGTTCCAGTATACGGACAAAAGACTTCTTCACAGGTTCAAGGGCAATCAGATGCTCCTTCTTTAGAAGTTACTGTAAACTACAACGCTGGCGACATGGAAGCTATCCACGACTTAATTGGTACAGCATGTATCTTCCGTTTCATGATGGCTGGTTCAGCTGTTACTGAAGACGAAGGCGCGGCGGCAACTATTACTCCAGAGAACACTGAGTTCTATTTCGCGGGTAAAGTTGAAGCAATCTTAGTTAACCCTGCGTTAACAGATGCAACTACAGCGACAGTTACTTTGTCAGCACAATCTGATTTCTTCGGACCAGCTACACTGTAATATTACACAGGGGGTTCCTTAACGGGAACCTCCAACCACATAAGAGAGATACAATGGATAAACCATTTAGTAAAGCTTTCGTTATGCGTACTACATTTAGACACATGAGGAGAAGCGTAGACATTAGTATCCGTAAATCTTTTGAACGATTTAAAGACTTTGACAATGAATCAAAGACAGGTCGTGAGATTATGGAAACACTATCAGTATTACACACAGTCAGAAAGATGCTTGACGATTTTCAAGCTAACAATTCAGAACTGTTTAATGAAAAAGATAAATTATAAATTAGTAAAAGAGAGATGTTATGAAACATTTAGTAGGAAAAGTAATTAAGAAAAAAGTCCCATTCATGGGCGACGAAGTTGAAATTAGAAAACTATCTGTAGCTGAAGTTATGGATGTTCAGAAGATGGTTAATAAAGCAACTAAAGCTAAAGGCGATGACGCTCAACTAGGCTTACTTCGTGATGTAATTCGATTAGCCACTATTGGCGCTGAAGAAATCTCAAATGAAGATTTCAACACATTCCCTATTGCAGAACTAAACGACTTGTCAACAGCAATCTTAGGCTTCTCTGGTTTAGGTGATGAAGAAACGGGAAACTAACACCCTCTGAAGAATCTATATATGAGCTTGCCTATGCATTAGGTATGCCCGTATACCAACTTCAAGAAGACATGCCTTATACAGAGTTCTTGAAATGGATAGAGTTCTTCAGAAGAAGGCCAGTAGGGTGGAGAGACGACCATAGAACAAGCATGATTATGAATGCTTTTGGTGTTAAAGAAAAAGGTGCAAACCTATTCCCGTCCTTAAAAGTTATAGCAGATAGAGCAGAAGCCGAGAAAGCCAAGGGCAATGCACTACCAACAGGTAAGTTCTTAGAAATGATGAAGAACGCTAAAGGTGGTGACAACTCTGGTTGGGAGATGTTCAAAAAGGAGTAACTAATGGCAAACAAGATTTCAATGAAGATTGTTAATTTTGAAAAAGAAATGCAGAGGGTTGAGCGTGAAGTTCAACGCCTTGCTAACAAAGATATAAAAAATCGTGTTGACTTTGCGGTCAATACATTAAGAGTAGTAACACCAATCGACAAGGGCGAAGCTCGTGCTGGTTGGGAAGACAAAACATATCGCGGAACAGATGGCTACTTAGATGGTACTATTAATAATGACGTAGAACACATAGAGTTTCTAAACCGTGGACACAGTAAACAAGCACCTCAATACTTTATTGAACAAGTTTTAATAAAGATTGGATTGCTGAAGCCTTGATTAATTCTTTAGCCCTCGATGGTTATACCTCACATAGAGGCGTAATCGTTGGGGGCTTTTTTATCGAAAGGAGAAACACCTAATGAGTGGTGTAGAGATTAGAGTACGCTCCGACTCGCGACAAGCCCGTAGGGACTTAAGCCAGTTAGAGAACTCTGTAAAGAATATTGAGACAAGAACCGCAAGAGCTACTAGCGCATTTAGAAAGATGGCTATTGGTATCGGTGCGGCATTAGCGGGTGGAGCCGTTATCAAAGGCGTTAATAGAGCCTCAGACTCCCTTGTTAACCTAGAGAACAGAATCGCACTTGTAACAGGTCGTGGTAAAGCTCTAGACAAAACTATGAATGACTTATTCAAGATTGCCAAAAGAACTCGTGGTGATATTGGTGGGTCAGCTGAAACATTTAACCGTTTCGGTATCGCATTAAAAGACTCTGGTAAATCAGCTGAAGAAATACTTCGTGCTGTTGAGTCTGTAAACAAAGCCGTTGCTATCTCTGGTAGTGGCGCAGAATCTGCTCGTGCGGCGTTGTTCCAACTTGGACAGGGTTTAGCATCTGGGCAGTTACGTGGACAAGAACTTAACTCTGTTCTAGAACAAGCACCTAGACTAGCAGGAGCTATCGCAGATGAAATGGGTAAGCCTTTAGGCGCACTCAGGAAACTTGCTGAACAAGGTGAAGTAACAACCGACGTAGTATTCAATGCACTTATCAACCAAGCTGGAAAACTCTCTGAAGAGTTTGAAACAATGGAAGGTACGTCTGAGCAAGC